ATTCCCATGGAACTCATGCCCCGGAACATCCCCCAGCGTCCTCACCCCAACAATCTCCGCAATCACCTCGATGTTGTCCGCCTCGATCGCAGCCTCCAGCACACGAAGCAGCTCGCCATCCTCCGCAGCCTTCAACGCCGGCATCACAATAGGCTCCGGCTCCGGCTCCGGCTCCGGCTTCGCCGCCTCCTTCTGCGCTGGCGTGAGCGGCTTGAGATCAAACGCCATGTCCCGAATCTCGTCGTCGAGGAACACGACCGAGCCGTAGGTCGAGTTGACGCTCGCGAGCGACACGGCGTAGGCCGCCTTGCCAGCCTCGTCCATGTCCTCCTCGACCGGCCACCCGACATGATACTGCTTCGGCTTCGGCAGCATGTCATACTTGATAAACCGATCGATGGCGCGGCGCACGATCTTCGGACCGGCGTAGCCTGTGCGTCGGTCCTGCACGCGGCTGTCGAAGTTCGCGGCATCCTGATCGAGGTCCGCGCCCACACGGTCCGAGCCCGTCAGGATGCGCAGCGGAACGCGCGCCGCGCCCGCGATGAGCTTCAGAAGGAAGTCGCCGCTCGTCGAAAACTGCGCTACGTCGCTCCCAAGCTGCGTAGCCGTCACGCCGCGCGTCACCATGACGCGTTGGATCTGATGCTGCAGCTCCTCGGCCTTCTCGCGCAGTGCAGTGCGCTGCGGCTCACTGAGACCGGGCAGTGCGCTCGATCCGGCCGCCGGTACTTGGCCGGCAGCGAGCGACATGTCCTTGTCGACGTCAAGGATGAGCCCCTGGTTCGCACGCAGCCAAAAAGCCTCCGAACCGCCGCCGGTCAGCTTAGCCAGGTCGTCGAACAGGTTGAACACGCACTGCAACGTGGGGATGCCGAAGACGTCGTCCTCCAGCGTGCCCTCAGCCACATGGATGATGCGGCTCCAGTGCACCTCTTTGTTGAACCCCGGCATGCTCGCGCTCGACTGGCGGATCCAGTAAGACTTCGGCTCCCCGAACCGCTCGCTCGCCGGGTCCGTCTCATACTGCGCGATGCTCGCCGTAGCATCGAAGGCCCCAGCACGGGACAACCGATTGCCGGCGGGGCCGCCGCCTCCGAAGTAGGGCCTCAGAAACAGCACCTCGCCGCCCTGCTTCATCTCCGCATCGACGTCCGCCTCGCCGTTCCCGATGAGCATCACCGCAAACGTGCTCAGACCCGCCGCGATGTCGACCTGCTGGCACTTCTGCCAGAAGCCCAGACGCTCGTCGAGGAGCTTGAACGCCTGCTCAAACGTCGTGTCGACGTCCGGGTCCTCATCCTCATACAGCTCCACGCCGCCGCGCCACGTCGCCGTGGGGTAGGCTTCAACGACCGCCTTGGCCAGGCCGTCGCGCATGTAGCGGTCGTAAAAGTCGTAGAAGGTGAGGTCGCGGCGATAGCCGAGGATCTGGTAGATGTCGCGCTGGCCGCCGAACGACAGCCCAGCCATCCTCGCCCAGCGCATGCGGTCCATGAGGGCGGAAGTGAGGGATTTTAGTTCGGCGAGGGCCATTTAGGCAACCAGCCAGTCATCGGTCACGGGTGCACGCAACTGTTCCACAGCATATCGCGTCGGGTCGATGATGTGATTCTCTTTATCATGCAACTGGAGGGGCAGCACCACTTCATCCGTGTGCTTGTCAACCTTGTAGCGGTAATTTGAAAACTCGATGACCGCATGTTCACATCGCGGGTGGATGACGATGTCATAGTTCTGGAGGAAGATGATCCCCTCCTTGACGCTGTCCTCCCCCTTGACAGCCGCGCGCATGTGCGCGAATCCGTGGCGCTGCATGTAAGAGCTCGTCTCAGGACGTGCGGAGTCTGCCGTGATGATGTTCTCGCGCGCGCCGGGCACCGTGTCGAACAGGTCACCGAGCGCGTCAATCTCCACGCCGATGCGATACGCCTCGTTACAGATGAAGAGCTTCCGACCCTCGACGCGTAGCTTGACCAACGTCGAGGGGTCCACGCTATAACCCCAATCTGCACCATAGTAATACTGCGCGTCGGCCGGCTCGTCGAACGCCTCGACCACAAAGTTCTTGAAGACGCGGCTCTCGCTGCGCTGCTCATACTCCCCGCCCCACACATGCGCGTACTTTTCTGGGTCGCGCGAACGATCCCACTCCATCTCGGCGCGCAAGACGTCGGGGAACCAGGGATTATCGCGGTAGGTTGTGCCGATGACGATCGAATCGGGTGGTGGTTTCTCGCGCAGCATCCTGTCGACGGGGTCGGTCTTGTGGCGTGGGTTCCAACTCAGCCAGATCTCGCTGCCTGGCTCACGAATGGTAGGACGCAGCAACGTGAGCGACCGCTCGCTCACCGTCTGCGCCTCTTCCACCCAGGCTATGTCGAACCCCTCCAGCGACTTGATGCTGTCCGCCGTGTGGTCCTGCATGCCCTGAAAGATAATAACGCCATTGCCGGGCGTCGTAATCTGCGTGTTATGAATGACGAACTGGTCCTCGACCTTGAACGCCTCGATCTTGTCTTCGATCAGACGTTTGACTGACTGCTCTAACGACTTCTGAATCTCGCGGACGCACACGATGCGCGTGCCGGGCTTCTCGATGCACCGCTTGATGGCATTCTTGGCAAACTCGTGAGACTTCGCGCTGCCCCGCCCGCCATACGCGCCCTTATAGCGTGAGGGCTGTAGGAATGGCACGTAGGCACGTGCCACGGGGAAGTCGACGATGCGTCCCTTGACCGGCGTGCTAAGCGCCATGGCAAGGAGTAGTGCGATCACTCATGGACCTCTTTGGGGTCGACGATGACGCTGCGTAGCATCTCGACGGGGATCGGGCCTCCGCCAGGGCCACTATGCTCGACCTTGTCAGGATACAATCCGACGTGCCTCCCGGTGAGCTTCAATGGTTGCGGCTTATCCCACAGACGAAGCTCAACGTCGTACGTGATGGTGACGTTCCCCTCGCGGTCTTCCTTGACCGTCTTTTTACGCTTGATGGATTGCACCGCAGCCATCGCATTGTCAGGTGCACCCTCGGCAAGCGCGACCTGTCCGTCATCAGTCACAACGTAGTGGTCAATGCGTGACATAGCGAGAGCCGACATCTCATGGAAGACGTCGTCCTGCTTGATGTTGAGGCGTTGATTGCGCTGCGCCTTGCCACGCTCGATCGCGGAAGCGATCTTAGGATCCTTTAGGAAGAGGCACGCATCCTCGCCGGCCGAGGTCGGGCTATACCCCGCACGAATCGCCGCTTGCGTCCCGTTGAGATCGATCAGGTACTCCGCCACAAACGCCGCCTGGCGAGCGGTCAGCTTGGGGGCGGCTTCTGGTTCGGGCACGGCTTGCCTAGCCTGCGCTAGAAGAAAGGCAGATGCAAGGTTTATTTAGTTGACTTCGGCATAAATCTTTTGTCTAGTCCGCCCCCGCATGCCGATCAGGCATATCAGGCCGATCAGCCTGCGCGGTGGCCCCCTACATATATATATAAACATATATATGTTCATTTATTTTCTACACGTGGGTAGCGCTTTCTGATCCGCCTGATCCGCCTGATCGGCAAGCCCTCCGGCGAATCTACGGCGAAGGTCCTAGATGTCCGGGGCTTCAGGGGCCGGCGGAAGAATCCCCGGCAGCGCATCAAGCTTCTCGACAAGCCGAAGTCTCCACCGCTGCTCTCCGGTTTCTTTCGACACGTAGACCTCTGTTCCGTTAGACAATGTCCGACGCCTATCCTTGTTTCTTCGGAGCCACGACCCGAGGTGCCGTCCGGTCCACAACGCACCGTCCATCATCGGAATGCCGGGTAGTTTCAAGAGGGCCGGCGTCGTCACCACTTGATCGAGATATGCATTCGCCCACGCCTCCAACATCTCCTCGACCTCGTCCTCCTCCTCGGCCTCTGCATCATCCTCGACTTCGACCTTGTTCGCAAGAAAAGCTCCGATCCCTGCGTTATAAAGGATGCCTCCTATCGCTTGACTCCACGGCTCAAATCCATTCAGCACGCGGCGTTCCTCGTGATCAGGTTTTCCAACAGCAAACCACGCGCGCACCAATGTATAGAGCGACGCGAGCAGC